ATTCTGATGGCGTGGTGGTTCCCAAGTTTTTAAGTGTTGTGTTGTTTAATAAAATTGACCGCCTTACATCATCTGGTTCTGGATAATGTGGTGGAGATGTAGTTCTTCCCCAAATCTCTACCTTTCCGTCTCCTACAGGTGTTCCAGTCTTGGTTGACCTGATGGCTATCTTGAATATATTATCGCTTGGAACTGTAAATGGTATTGCCATGAATTTTGTGTCTAGGTTGAAAGCTGCGTTTGGTGTCTGGTTGTCATAAGATACCAGATTGGGACTAAAGTGACCATAGCCATGTATGAAAGAATACCATGTGTCTGCACTCGTGTCTGCCCATGATAATGGACTGTTCAGTATGTATCCAAGTTTTCCTGCATCCCAGTTGAGTGTCTTTGAGCTTGACAAATCATTGGTAAGTAAAATACCAGAGTCGTGAGTTCCTGGATCCTGTACTATCAATGCACGGTCTTGATTTATGTGCCAAGTTGAATTTGTGATTCCTACCAAGTTTGATATTATCTGGGCATAGGAAGCAAGTGTATAATTGACCTGTGCAATTTTAATAGCAGTACAGTCCTCACATATGCCGTTCCCTGTAGTGCTGGTCTGTGCAGTTATACTTGATATTTTGGATATATTGTCGTCTACTTGGTGATCCTTGTCCTCAAATATATCGAGTAACAGTTTGTCTATCCTAGTGGCTGTGTCAGTGTCATCTAGTGTTACTCCATCACTTGCTTTCTTTTGCGCCCTGTAAATCCTTGATATTCTTTCCCTTAAAATGATACCCCAGCCAACACAGGTGAGAGTAACAACCTGTAATGATGTACTTGGTCTCTCTATTACAACATCTTTGATCTTGCCATAAAACGCCCTGTACTTGGTTGCCAGTGTGTGACCAAGATATATCTGAATACTCCATTCCCTTGATATTACGCTGGGCCTGTTTACATCTGTAGAATCTGTGAATATATTAGAGTGATCATGGATAACAAGTCCTGCATTTCCAAAATCATCTCCAAGTCCAAGATTTATTGACAGACTTGATAATCTAAAGTCCTGTGTTGGATTGGTTTGTAATTGCTTTGAAGTGAATGTATATACAATGTCTCCACTCTGATTGGTTATAAAGACCTGAGGATGTAATGCCCTAGGGTTATATCCAGATGCTAGACTCATATCACTGTAGCACCAGTTGAGATCTGCCCTAATCTGTCAATATACCTTAGTTGGTTATCTACGTCATCATAAGTGAGTGGATTTGTTATGCTTTGATATAATTGTGATGTTGATGTGATTCCCAGTGGTGATACTCTTGTTAAGAGTTTTTGTGATGCCATAGCTGATAATGACTCATAGTGTTCTCTTGCTGCATTGAATCTGTTCACTGCGTGTTGATTTACAGAGTCTATAAATTCACGAGATGGTGACTTTACACCCCTGATTAGGTTTTGATCTACTGCTACTGATGGTGGGATTGGTACGTTTGCAGCAAATCCAAGATAACTTAACATCTCGTTTAATCGCAATGTATTTTCTATATTTGCAAGATAATAACTTGGATCATCAGCCCAGAGACTACCTCTACGACCACCACCATGTCTACCACGTCTAGCCTTTGATGAGCCAGATGCCCGATTTTTTGAAAATGCCGATGCTGGGCCAGCTCTAGATATTCCCATACCCCTAACCTCTAATTTTCCAGCTCTTATATCTCTCAATGTGTTTGCTCCAAGACCTGCTACTGTTGCTATCTGGTTTCTGTTTAACTCAGATGTGGTAAATGTCTGACCTTTCCAAAATGCGCTCTGATAATGAATTTTATTGGCTATCGTTTTAAGATTGTTGATTGCCTGTGCACCATATCCTCCCAATGCACTGTTCTTTCCCAATGGTTTAATTGCTTTTTCGACCCTTGTTATATTTGGCCCAGATGTGACTTCTTTTAACCTAGCCCGCAATATTTCCACCCGTCTCCAATTTCCTGCAAGAATTTGCTGTTCCATTTCTGATATAATTATCGCCATCTTGTTCTCCATTTTGATTAACTCTATGTTGGCGGTAAACTCCGAAACTGATTGATCTACATTATCAACCCCAATCATTACACCTCTAAAAGGTTGATAGCCTATGAACTCTGCTCTTTTATCTCCAACTGTTCTTTTGATAAAATCTCTTGTGAAGCTACCTTGTAAAGCTGATGTTGTCGCCTCTTCGAATAAGAAGCGTGGATGAAGCTTTTTTTTTAATGCCAAGATTTCCTGTTCTAGTTTTAATGTGTTACCCTTGATTTTATTACCTTTCTCAGTCGATTCGTTTAGTTTATCCTGAGCAAATGCCATCTTTTTAATTACTTCAAGTTCAGTAGCAGATAAATCATGCCTTTTTCCAACCAAATTAATTGATTCCTCTAAGATTATATTATTATCACGTTGTTTTTCACCCAATAATTTATCCATATCAATTATATTCTTTTTACTACTCATGACATCGCTAACGTATGACAAATATCTTTGACGTTCTTCATCGGTAGCCAGTATTGTTGATGGACTAAGACCAGATGCTAGACTTGATGCCAAAAATCCCCTTCTCTGTCTAGCACTTTCCTCCGCTGCATCTTGATCCATTTTCATCCTTGCCCTGTTTACGTCTTCTACTGTTTTCAATTCCTCGGAATAATATGACTTGAGTTCTGATTTTAATTTGGCTTTGCTTTCAGGAGTGAACTTGGATAAATCTGGTGCTTGGAACATTCCAAATGATAATGCCTCTGCTAACTTGTTGCCGAATACCTCTAATTCTGAACCACGATCAATCACTAAATCTAAACTCTTGCCGAACTCATCGGTAGCAGTTTTAACATTTCCAAATCTTGTGTAAAGATGATCGACGGTTCCATCCATTTCATCCATCGCACGGCCAGTCTGAAATAGACCAATAGATAGAAAGCCCAGACCGACAGCCACACCTGCGGTCTTTGCACTCATTCCACCTAATGTTCCAATTACACTATTCCCTGCACCGCTTAACTTTCCAAGTGATCCAGCAGATTCCATATTGGCTCTGGATGATGCAATATTAGCAATAGCATTTTTGTAATATGATGCTGTTAATGCTTCATTGACTTTGAGAAGATTTTCTTTTACAGTAGTTAAGACAAGAGTTGATTTGGTTTCATCTGCCTGTGCCACTGTGACAGCTTTTGTTGCAGCAGCTTGTGCCAGAGCCCTTGTTGCAGCTAAGGACTTGAGTCCAACCAATGTCTGCATTACACCAAAGACGCTGTTTGCAACGTTTGAGGCAAATAAGATATAAGTGTCATTTACCTGACCTTGGGCAAGTTTTAATCTTTCCTGTTTGTTGGCAAGTTGTTCTGATGCTGTTTCTATTTCATTCATAAGGAGTATAGCTTTCTCTGATCCCCTGCCGTTCTTCTCTATTTCTTTGTTTAATTGTAAAGTCTTTCTTGCAAGTTGATCTTCTGCACGTTCTACTGCTACCATGCTTTGTCTGACCTGATACTGAACCCTGTGTAAGTTGCCAATTGATGTATATAGTTGTGCTACTGCTGTAGATGCGTTAAGCGCACCTTGGGCAAAGGTAGTCCAACTGAAAGCCTTGATTCCTGTGTCTAATTGCTGTGATACCTGTGAAGTAGTTTTGACTTCATTTTGAAATTTCTGTAGACTGGAAGTGACTGCAGACATTTGTTGCTGTAGGTTGGCTATATCAGCCTGAATCTTAATAATTATCTTATCGTTAGCAGACACGAATAAATTCAGTAGTTTTAAATAAAAGGAAGTTTATGTTTTCCTTCTACGCCCTATTCTTGTTGTGATTCGCTTCCTTCCTGAATATACTATTCTTAGACTAGACCTTCCCCTGCCCCTCTTTTTAATATATCTTAATCCAGTAAGACCGACAATATTTGATGGGGTTCTGACTCCTTTCACCCCCGCAGGCACACTACTACTAATAACACCTGGTGATACATTTGAATAATATGGGTGTGATGCCCTCATTAATTTCCGCATTACCCCATTTGCATTATTACCTATAACAGTTAAAACCTGAACTAGGAAATCATTTGCTTTAGTTCCAGGATGATGTACTTCGACACGAAATACATCTTGCCCTGTCTTTGGATCTACCCAATGGAGAAAACCACTTGGATTTCTAGGTCTTATTGTATGTGGTTTTGTACCACCAACCAGATATTTTGCCTTTTTTGCTTGCTCTGGATCATCTATTGATATTGTAATAGTATCATGTGTTCTACCTGTTTCATGCCATGATGCTGCAAGTTTACCTGTTTCCTTTGGCGTATTGAGTTGTAAAAGCCTTATAGTTTCCTTTGAGATAATGTCTAAGAACTGTTTTTGAAGATCAGCTGCACCTACATTCAGGGCATTAAAATTCCTTGCTACTACATCTGCGCCAATTACTTTAACGGGCATCCAATTCATCTTCTTGGTTTATAATAGATAAGATGTATTGCATTTCCATGAGGTATTCCATGCCGTATTTATCTCTTAATTCGAGAACTTCTTTGAGATTACCGAAATTCAATCTCATCATGTTAATGATTGGTATGTGTTCTGCTAACTCTGGATAATCAGTTATGGCTTTTTGTCTTTGGTTTCTGTCCCTTGATCGTATAAACCTGACTGCTTGGCTGCGTCTATTGTCGAAAGATTCGATAAAAAATTGTATAACTCCGACATGAAATCCCTAAATTCCCTTTCAGTACAGTTGGATTCCAATACATCATCCATGGTGCTATGCAGCCCAATCTCGCATAACTTTTTCCACCACATCTCATCAAATTCTAATGCCTCAACTTGGGTTAGTTTCCCATCCTCGTTCTTTTTTATGACGTTCTTGTATTCTGTCTTGAACCACTTCAAGTCTTTCATTGGGATGTCCTCTAAGACCTTGTATTCTTTAGTTCTGATTTTCCAGACTTTCTTTACTGTGTCAAGATACAATACAAAAATTCGTCACGAATGGTATTTAAACCTATAGATCTGTAACTGACTCTGCAACTGCTGTGATGCTCTCAATTAAGGCATCATTTGAGCCTGCTGCATGAGAATAAGAGTAATCCGTGATTCTTGCATTTGAAAAGGTTAATGTCTTGCTTGGTGAAGATGTGAATTTGTATGATGCTGTCCTTCCTGTCTTGCTCTCAAAGTCTGTATACATTGTTGTCAGTTGTGAAGTTGTTCCTGCGAAAACATCTGCATTGAATGTGATTCTTCTTGCCACTGGTTCACAATAGGTAATATCGGTTTCACCGTTAACTGCCATTACTGCCATCTCTCTTGTGACTGTGGTGCTGAATGATCTCTCACCATAAGTTGCAGAGTTCCAAGTAAACGGACTTCCACCGCCATCAGTATGAATGATTGGACTGGCTGAGGTTTCTGAGGTTTGATATACTGGTGTTCCTCCATCACCAGTGGTTGTGCTTGGAATGGTAATATCTTTGGCTACAAATGTCATGTCACATTCCCAAGCACCCCTTCTCATAGAAAGAGTTCCGCTAGTTGCTCTGCAGCCTCTCATGTGTTGATAATATTCTGTGCCACCAAGATAAAATGAATAAGTGAATGATAATGAAGAATCTGGACTTACTGTTTGACCGCTTGCGTTCCAAACATATCTCCACAAGTTAGTATCAATTGGATTGAATTTAATGGTAAAAGCATAAAGTGATTCAGTTTTTACTGCGTCTATAATATCCTCAGTTCCTAGTACATCTACTGTGAACATTTTTACATCTGGATTAATGTTAAGATCTATGTTATTGCCTACAAGTGTAAAAGTAGAGCTGTTTGGAGTGACGCCATAATTTGATGGTGTAGTAACGGTGTTTCCTTCCGTGACGTATTGCAGTTCCTTTACAATGTCCTTTTTGGTTGTTACATTGTGCGCTGATACTGGCATGAATTAATTTTAAATCCCTGAATATAGAGAAGTATTAAGTTTTAATCCTAAAGTAAATACAGATTAATTCTGCCTGTGATATTGGGGTAAAGTCAGTTTCACCCTCAGCCTGTATTCTATTGAATGTAAGTTCTGATTCCTCAAACCATGCCACTTCTGAAGCCGAACCGTCACTCTTGTTCAGCCTGGTGTTTGTATTTGGTGATAAAGTCCATAGTATTCTATTTACCTCATCTTCCATTTGTGTTAGAATTGATAATGATTCCCCTTGGATTTCTATTAGTAATCTAAATTTCCATGTATGTTTATCATCACCGTTAACATCTGTATCTGCCGTCCTCTCTCTGCTGAAAAGGTTAACCCTCACAGAATTGAGTGCAGCTTCATCAACGGTTGCCATGTTGTCCGATTCTTCCGTGTCGGAATAGAACTTTGGTGTGACTCCTGAAACGTTTGCAGATATCCATCCTGTTTGTAATTGGTATCGGATAGTCTTGTCGAGGTTCTCCCTTGAGCCGATTAGGTTAGTAAACGAAATAGCCATTAGACATACCACACATTACCCCATCTTCCGTCACTTTGTGGGGATTGATCCCTGTATGATGCAAGTAAGGCTTTGATCATATCCATTATTTGTGGAATTGTCATTTCTCCTTCCCGATTACCTCTTGAACGAAGTATTTCTGATCCTACAAGATTTGCAACATCACTTATCATAGTAGGGACTGTAGTGAAATCATCATTTCGGTTGAGTGCAAGATTGATAAGACTGGTTACGGTATTCTGTATAGTAGTGACAATCTCTGGTGTAGATACTTTGGCTCCACCCCATGCCAATTTTTGCATTTCGTCAGTGCTTCCGTATTTTGTCATAATAAGGGTTATATAATCAGAAACTATTAGAAGTAATGCAATGTTGAGAATGGATATACCGCCAGCATTTGAATGGTTGCGAATGGCAAATAGATATATTGAAAGCCTTTATGCATATAAATTCGACAAATGGACTAATGCAACCATTATAGACAAAAAACATGATGACTCATTTGAGAAAGAGTTTGACTTTATAGCGTCTACCTTGTCTTGACCTCATCATAGTAAATCCTATCTTTTATTATTCTTGATTCTGTCCTGAATGTCTTATCATGGTAAATCTTGATTCCATCAACCCCAGTCCTTTTCTCATGGTCTTTGAACCACTCGTACATTTCATTTATTACCTCCTTCCCGTCTGGATCATATAATGAGCCATGTGATATGGTGGTTTCACTTTGTTTATGTCTGTAATCAAATGGGGATTTAAACAGTCTTGGTCTGGGCATTTCTATCACTTGTGGGTGATCTTGCTTGATTGGATAGCATCTAGCCTTCCTCTTGTTACAGATTTCAAGGGTATCTTTGAACTTGTCTGGATCAATCCAAATATATTCATCGGAATCCAATACTATTAGAAAGTCCATTCCATGTTCCTGTGCGAGTTCCCAATACTTGTTCCTTTTCTCTATCTGTTTATAGTCGAACATCTTTACATAATGAATCTTCTCATACTGTTTGATTATGGCGTCAACTAATGCGGGATCATGTTCTGGTTGGTCACTCCTCTGGGCATATCTTCCATCTATGAGATAGAATGTATGGACTAGATCATAAAAGTCCTTATTGTTTAGAATCCTCTGCAAGCCGAATGGATCATCATAGAAATTTATCCCTACTCCTAATTTAAACATCTATGAATAGATGTAATCTAATGTTTATAAATATAGCTAAAGAAAAAATAGGTTGGTTAGTAGCAACTAACCGTCTTTATGTTTTACAATATCTGCTGCCAGTACTGCTGCAACTGGTGCGAGTACCGCTATTGCGGTGTTTTGATCCAATGGGATTTTGTCTAGTGCTACAAACAGAGCAACAAGCCCTGAATAGAAGCCAAGAGCCCAATATCTCAGTTTTCCTGTTTCGACCATATTACCACCAATTAAACACTCATATATAAATCCTATGTAAGAACTAGGAACGAACTGAGCACTTTCCACACTTTGCAGTGCTCTAATTCATTAATGGGTGCTTTTCTTTCTCCCATATTCCACGGCCTCTTTAGAAATTGCCAAGCCTGTTGTGAATGTCGCAGCTATGGCAGATATTATCATTAACTCTATTAGCGGTATTGTCATATTAAAGATAGTATTTCCCAGATTGATTCCTATTAGTGGGCTGAAAAATGAGATTCCGAAATTACCAAGTATTCTAAAGAATGCCCTGTTCATAATATATTAAAAAAAATAAAGAAGAAAGAAAGTAATTTAGTCTTGTTTTGAACTTACAATGATGTAAGTGTTTTCATCAAGAACGTTTACACCGATTCTATGAGTCCATACAACATCCCAATACTGTCCCTTGATGAGTTTTTGGAGTTCGATTTCCATATCTCTCTGGGAAGCTAGAGCCCATGATTTGCCTTTTACGCAAACTAGGTTTCTGTAGGAGTTGTTTTGAACGTACAGCTCATTGGTTACTATGATGTCAATTCCGAAGATTTGTTCTAGTTGTCCAAGTCGTGTTACGTTTGCAAAGCCGATTTGTGTATAGTTTGTAAGACCAGATGAGGTCATCAAACTCTTGAATCCTCGTGGTGATATGAAAGCAATCAGGTTGCCAGGGCTTGTGTCCTGTCCTAGTTGTTCCAAATATCGCTTTGCGAATGTAAGACCATCTTCGTCAAATTCGCCTGTAGCATCTTCCAATGTAGTTGTAGTTACTGCTGAGCCATCTGAACCACTGATATGATATGGAGCAGTTGTTGTTCCACCAAAGTCACGAGCTAGTGATGCAAGATCCTGAACGATCAACTTGTGTTCGTCACGAATTGCTTCTAGTCTAGCAGTTTCTCTCAGTGCATTTAGGAATGCTGCTGGGAAATTCTCTAGTTCACCCTTTTCGACTACTTGTCTCCAACCTCTGATGTTACAAGTAACATCAACTGCTGTTAGGGTATGTGTGACTGCTGTGATGTCAGTAGTAGGACTTTCGGTAATAGCACCTGCATTTGGAACAGATATTCTATAGAATCTAGCGGTATTTTGACCAACTGGAACGGTTTGGTATTGACCAAATTGTCTGATTGGTTTGACTGTCTTGGAGCCTAGTTGAATAGCAATTTCTGAGGACTGTACTACACCTGGAATTGTACCAGAAGTTGATACTGCCTCTTGAACATCACCATGTGATCCACTTACTGGAACGGTGTGTGCTTTGATCCAACCATCTTTATCCATGACAATTCTACCGTAACCTGATTCAAAGATCTTGTTCAAAAATGCCTTGGCATCCTCATCAGAGAAGCTTTCCTCAACATATTTTTTAGATGATGTTTCGGTAACTTCGGATTTTGGTGTCCAAGCTTCCTTCAACTCTGAGATAACGCTTTTCAGGGTTTTCTCGTTAGAGTCTTGGATCTTTGCTGCTACTTCCTCAACGACCTTAGTTGTATCAATAGATGCAACGACTGGTGTCTCAGTAACTACTTTTTCGGTAACGTTCTCCAATTCTTTTGGAGATGTATCTGTCATATCGTTTTTTACGTTGGTTGGTTTATCGGAAGTAATTGGTATAACATATTCTGATGTTACATCAGTTTCGGTCTGTTTTTTAATTGCACCACAAATGGAATGTGCTGAATCGGAACTATGTCCTTTTGACATTTGGTCTGCTACACAAGCATCAAATGTATCGTATTTTCCGAGTGGTTCTTGGACTGTAGCCTCAATTATGTTTAGAGTGGATTCTGGTATTCCGGGTACTTCAACAATGGATAATTCCTTTGGTTGTCCAAGTACAGGTGCATGGAAACAACCCTTGCCCTCTGGGTGACATATCTGTGAATCCTGTACTACTTCTGCACCTATTGAAACCTGAAATATATGTTCATCTACATATCTTTGGAAAATCTCATTTGTAATCTCTGCCTCATAGTGTACTTGATTCTTTACTGGATCAAATCTGAATTTAGCCCTTCCAATTATACCTTCTTCTGATTGATCGTGATTCCATCTCAGAGGAACTTCTAAACCGTCAAACTTTTCCAATTCTTGAGGCCAATAAAATACTCCGTTTCTGCTTACACGAGGCATTATTGCTAGCCCTGATATTCGTGTTGCCATGAATTATTGACCCCTGCTGGAATGATAAGAAGTATTGGGAGTTCTTATCTCTATTAGATCTTCTAGCATGGCAATTACCTTGGTATAGTCCTTTCTGCCTTCCACTAGCATTTTTATATCGGTCTTTTCGGACATTTTCCCGTCTGCATTATATTTTGATTCTGTTTGGTATGTCAGTTTACCCTCAACCGCATAAGGATTGTTCAGAACTATGCTTCCGCTATATGATGCTGAAATTGGATCAATTGGAGTTTTCATTGTACCATGTATTCCAGAATGTGTAGATGTTTCAGCAACCATTGAACCTTTTACGAGTACAGGAACCTGAATCTTGTGCCTTGTCTGGGTAAAGATGAATTTCCTACCCCCACTTGGTGTAGCAGAAACTACTATGTCTAAATGGTAATCGCTGTTATAATTTAAATGTGAATAGGTCAACCAATAAGCACTTCACCAGTGAATTTGAACTCAGAACTCAATGGTTTTCTGGAATTTAGTTTTGGTGTCCAAGAGATAAAGACTTCCTGAATCTGGTTCGGTGATAGTGATTTTGGAAATTCAAATGCCAGTTCTGCGTTCTCTGACTCTACTCCTATGTTATCTATCTTCCACTGTGGATCGGTGTTTTTCATGTAGACTCGATACTTGTTAGTCTTGCCAAGTTCAACACGACCTAGATCCAATGCCTCTAAAACGAATTTACAATCCTGATCTGAGTATAGTCTGATCATTCCTTTAACCCCTTGATAAAGTTGATTATCTCATCAGTTTTCTTGCGTTTGTCAGCACGGTCTAGTTCTTCCCTAAGGCTTACCATGTTCTTTAAATCTTGCATAGCTCTCTCAACAACATTATTATCGTTGGTCTTATCGGAAGTAAGTTTGTTCGTTGGAGTCACACTTGTGATAGGCGGTAAGTCACTCATGTCTGTTTGATCTATATCCAATGCTGTTGTCTTGAGTAGGTATTGCCTCAATTCAGACCTCTTGATACCGTTATCCCTGTATAATGTAACTGCATCTGGAACTGTCATTTCTGCCTTGCTTTCAAACTCGAACACAATGGTAATATCCTCTGCCTTTGTCTTGTTTCCTATTCCTCTAAGGAATGGAATGATAACTTCGTCACGAATTTGCAGACCTAGTCTCTTTTGAATCCTTTTGACCTTTCTGATCAGTACGGAATCGGTTGATTCTGATGCTGCCCTAGCGGTAAATCCTGCGTTAAAGAATTGAAGTGGGAATTTAGAACCTGGCTCTATGACATCCTTTTGCAAGTGTTCTACATAGCCATCAAACTTGGCGTTTCCATTGACCTCGAATTTCTCAACCTTGAACGGTTTGTCAGTGACTATCTTCATTCCAGGCTTGGCTTTCTTTAGTGCGTCTGCCTGTTGCCTGATAAAGTCCTCACCAGCATCCTCGAACTGGAACATCAATAATGGGCTTGCATAGGAATGGAATATCTCTGCCATCGAGTCCTCAATTTCCTTCATTTGGATTAGTGGTGAATCGTATGTTTTACCGCTTCTTGGATCCTCGTAATCTGAGAGTATGGAATGGAATATTCCCCTACCCCATATTTCCCTTGATACATTGGATAATTTGAAATGAATTACGTCTTTTGCTGGGATTGCGATTTCCTTGTTGTTGACATATTGTATGTATGATTTGATATTGCCTTTCTTGTCCCTTATGATTGATTTGATCGTATCAATCGGTATTTCTACAAAATCTGCGTTCTTTGGGGCTTTCTCCCATAACAGGTTTCCTACACCGACATAGGAATATAATCCGTCTTCAAGCATTTCCTCAAACCTTATCTCGCTGAGCCATTCATTGACAAGATCCTGCGTAGAACGTTTTGATATTTTTATTTTCAACCCAGAACCCATGATCATTTGTGCATATGTTTCCCTAGACATATCCAGTCTTGGATCCTTGTTAATGGCTTCTATCATCTCAGTAAATGGCCTGTCTGGTGTAAACTCTGTTGTATAGTCTGATTGGTTTACCTCACTCTTATGATCGAATGATTCCAATACTGAGAGAGTTCCAACGTATTCTGGTTGTTTTTTGGTCACTCTTGGTAGACTTTTCGCCTTATTGGTTGTACTTTGCCTTGAAGAACTATAAATGTCACCCATATTTCAATTAAATTTTAATATTTCATAAAAAAGGAAGTATTAATATTCAAAAAACATGTCATCCGAGCCGTTTACGCCCACACATGTCAGTCTATTTGTAGAATCTGTAAGGATTAGTCGTATTTTGTATGATCCTTGAAGTGTTGGTGTATTGTTTGCTGAGAATTTGATTGTAAAGACGCCTGATCCTGCGCTTACCGAAATGCCTGTAGTAGTGGAGTATACCGTATTATTATATTGGTCTACAAACCTAATAGTTGGAGTGAATGATGTTATTGTTGCGGTTGAGGCAAATTTGGCATCCAGATAGACTGTTCCGCTTATATCGTAGGTTGCAGAGTCAGTGTAATCCCCATAAGCCCACTTGTTTTCGTTAAGTTTTAGGTATAAAACCATATCTATTTATATTTAAGTTCGTTATTAGAAAGTAATGCTCAATTCCCCAGTGGATTGTAAAGGAGTCATGCCACATCCAGAGATCCAGAGATTAGCTGATATGAATATGTATGAATTGATAAGGTTTCCAATGTATTATAGTGATGAAATGGTAATGAATGAATTACGAAAGACTCAAGATATAAATGTTATGCACTATATAG